CTCAAGATCGGCACCAATTCGGTGCGCCGCGCCGCTTATCTGCGCCGCCTCTTCCCGAAGGCCGAAATCATCCACTATCGCGGCGCCGCCGACACCCGCATCCGCAAGCTCGACGAAGGGGCCCTGCAGAAACTGCCCGATGGTTCGGAAGTCGGCCCGGCCGACGCCATCGTGGTCGCCAAGGCCGGGCTCTTCCGGGTCGGCTTCGCCGACCGCATCGCCCATGAATTCTCAACCGAAGAGATGCTGCCGGCCTGCGGGCAGGGGATCGTCGCCGTCGAATGCGCGATCGCCGACTGGGAAACGCGGCGGCGTCTCGCCGCCATCGATCACCCGGAATCGCGCCGCCGGGCCGAAGCGGAGCGCGAAGTGCTGTGGGTCCTCAACGGCCACTGCAACACGCCGATCGCCGCGCACAGCACGATCGCCGATGGCGTTATTTCACTCGACGCTTCGGTGATGAGCGAGGACGGGGCGACGATGATCGAAGCCGCGGGTAAAGGCGACGCCAGCCGTCCGCGCGAAGTAGGTCGCGCCGTCGGGCTTGAGCTTCTCGCCAAGGGCGCCGGCGCATTGATCGAGGCGAGCCGGCTCTAGATCGCTGGCGAGGAATCGCGCGGCCCGAAACCGAATCTTCGATCCCGGGCCCGGTTCAATCAGTTAACAGCAATTCGTATACTGATTACTGCGCCGCCTGGGCGGTGCGGGCGAGGGCGCATTGCGACCAGATTTCCGAAAGCGCCCTGACCAGACGCTCAATGTCTTGGTCGGAATGCACCGTCGACGGGGTGATCCTGAGGCGCTCGGTTCCCTTCGGCACGGTCGGATAATTGATCGGCTGCACATAGATGCCGTGATTGGTCATCAGCCAGTCGCTGATCCATTTGCACTTCACCGGGTCCTTCACCATCACCGGCACGATGTGGCTCGGATTGTCGAGGGTCGGAATGCCGATGGCGGCAAGACGCGCGCGCACTTTCGCGACGGCCTGGCGCTGGCCGATGCGTTCGGCTTCGCTTTCCTTGAGATGGCGGATCGAGGCGAGGGCGCCGGCGGCGATGGCCGGCGGCAGGGCGGTCGTGAAAATGAAGCCGGAGGCGAAGCTGCGCACGAAGTCGCAGAGCGCCGCCGAGGCGGCGATATAGCCGCCCATTACCCCGAACGCCTTGCCGAGCGTGCCTTCGATCACCGTGATCCGGTCCATCAGGCCTTCGCGCTCGGCGACGCCGCCGCCGCGCGGGCCGTACATGCCGACCGCATGCACTTCGTCGATATAGGTCATCGCGCCGTGCTTGTCGGCGACGTCGCAGATTTCCCCGATCGGGGCGATGTCGCCGTCCATCGAATAGACCGACTCGAAGGCGACGAGCTTCGGCGCCTCGGGGTTGAGTTCGGCGAGCTTGCGGTCGAGGTCTTCCGGATCGTTGTGCCTGAAGATGTGGCGCTCGCAGCGGCTGTAGCGGATGCCTTCGATCATCGAGGCGTGGTTCATCGCGTCGGAGAGAACGATGCAGCCCGGAATTTTCGCAGCGAGCGTGCCGAGGCTCGCCCAGTTCGAGACGTAGCCGGAGGTGAAGATGAGGGCGGCCTCCTTGCCGTGGAGGTCGGCGAGTTCGCGCTCGAGAAGGACGTGGTAGTGATTCGTGCCCGATATGTTACGGGTGCCGCCGGCCCCGGCGCCGCAGCGCTCGATCGCCTCGCTCATGGCGGCGATGACCTTCGGGTGCTGGCCCATGCCGAGATAATCGTTGGAGCACCAGACGGTGACGTCCTCGGGCCCGTGCGCGCTATGGTTTACGGCCGACGGAAAGGCGCCCGCCCGCCGCTCGATATCGGCGAAAACCCGGTAATTTCCCTCCTTGCGGAGGCCGTCGAGCTTCAAGCGGAAAAAGGCTTCGTAATCCATCAGTCCCTCTCTGTGCGCATTTCACCGCAGAGGCGCGCCGGCCATGGCCAGCACCATACCCAAGACCGCCCTGACGGCAAGCGCCCATTCGTCGCAATTCCGCCGCGTGAGGCGAGCCGTGCTCGCCTCACGCGGGTAGGCGCGATGTTGTGGACAAGCCGCCGGCCCCTCGTCTATAAGCCGCCCTCCGGCGCGTCAGAGATCTCGGTCTCCAGCGCCGCCGGCGCGCCGAATCGCGGAGCGAAGAGGCGCATCCATGGGCCCAGGTAGCTCAGATGGTAGAGCAGCGGACTGAAAATCCGCGTGTCGGTGGTTCGATTCCGCCCCTGGGCACCAGTTGCCATGTCGGGTCCTTTCCTTTCAAAGGGTTAGTAGGCGGAATTGTCCCGCTAGATTGCACTGCGTCGGCGGGTGAGACAATTGCTTTCGAAAAGCTGGCCGCCGCGTAGCGTTTCATTGCGCGATCGGCGAGCGCCGTCTGGTCCCGTCCCCGCGTATAGCGCTCGATTTCTTTGAGACTGTCATGGCCGGTGATCGCCATGATCTCATGGGCTGCGCAGCCGATCTCGGCGAGGCGCGACGCCGTCACTTTCCGCAATCCGTGAGCTGAGCACTCGGGGAGGCCTGCGGCGTCGCACCAGCGGCGCATTCGGTTTCCGAATGAGTTGGAGTTCGCCCAGGGCGCGCCGCGATCCGTGATTAGGAACGCGAGATCGCTTGTCGGCGTCGCTTTGATGCTCGCAGCGAGCGCCGGGTGGATCGGGATTTCGAGCCTTTTGCCAGTCTTCTGCTGGGTGAAAACAATTCGCCCGTCCCGAACGTGCTGAGGCCCCCAAAGGATTACGTCGCCGCGCCGCTGGCCCGTATAGACCATAAGATCGAAGGCGAGCCGCGCTTGCGTTCCCATTGCATGGCGCTTCTCGAATTTCTCGATTTCCTCCGGCTTCCATTGATGGAAGCCTTCGCGGTTCAGCGCCGGCAAATAGGGTACTTCTGCGGCCGGGTTACGCTCGGCGAGTTCATAGAGGATCGCGAAGCGATAGAGCTGGCGAAGCGCTTTGACGATCATATTCGCGGCGGCCGGCGTTTCAGCTTTCGCGTCGCGCCATTGCAGAATGTGCCGACGCTCCAGGCGTTTCGCCGGTTTATCGCCGTGCTTCTCGCAAAGCCCGTCGAGGAGCAATCTGCGCACATAGCGCGATCGCGGGGAAAGCCGCTTATATTCCGCAGACCGATAATAAGCGACGCAAAGCGCGTGAAACGTCCCCTTTGCCGGATCCTCGATCCGGCGCGGCGCGACGCGCGGCTTCTGCTCGCCGTCGCGCGCGGCCTGATAGTCCGCCCAAAACTCATTGGAAAAGAGCGGACCGCGAAGGCGAACTTTTCGAACGCCCGGCTTGCGGAAATAAATGCGTTCGTTGCCGTGCCGGTCATGATCGATCGCGATATAGGGCGGTTTCTTTATGCGGCCTGTTCGTCCCATGGATTCGCTTCCTGATCGGCGGGCCCGTCAGTAGGCAACGCTTCGAACGCTTGATCAAGCGCGACGCGATCCCAAAGAACGCGGCCGTCGATCCGCTTCGGCCTCGGCATTCGGCCATCCGCGACCATCTGGTCGAACTTTGTTGTCCCGATGCCGATATAGGCCGCCGATTGCTGGCGGTTTAATCCCCTAGGGGCGAGAGCGGAAGGAAGGGGGGACGGGTTCATGGCGCCTCCGCCGGGTCGGGCGCCGGCCTGTCGAGTTCGCGGCGCGGGTTCCAGCCCTCGACCTCGCGCACTTCGTTCGCCGTGAGAATTTTGTTCTTGACGGCGATTTCGTGCGCCCGCCAGCGCGCCTCAGCGTCGCCTCGGAGGAAGCCTGACAGGTCGATTTCGAGGGCGTGCGTTTCGGCGGTCGCCTCGGAAAAGACAGATCGCCGGAAGGCTTCTTCGATCTTTCGAATCCATGGGCTCAGGGTGAATTGGGCGAACCATCGGCCAGCCGTTTCGGAGTTCGTGAAAGAGCTGTGATCCCAAATGCCGACCAGAGGCGGCGGCACCTGGAAGAGGCGGGCGATTTCCTCAGTTGAAAATCGACGCGCTGCGAGGAGTTCGGCGTCTTCCGGTGAGATAGTCAACGACGTGAATTTCAGCCCGCCCGTGAGGCATAGAATTTCGCCGGCGTTTTTCACGCCGCGCCAGCTTTCATTGACGGCGGAGCGTAACTCCGCGCCCTGTTCGGGCGTGAAATTCTGGTCGGTCGTGACGGCGCCCGAAGGCGTCGCGCGGTTGTCGTAGAGCGTTTCGGAGAAGGCGCCCATGGTGAGGCCGAGCCGGATCGCGCCGGCGCTACGCGAGATGCGCGACCGGCCAATGAGCCCGTCATCGCTGCGGTCTCTCAGGTGAATGACCTCGCTGTCGAGAAGGCGGCGGCTGCGCCCGGTCCCGCCGTGCAGCGAAGTTAGGTCGGAAACGTCATAGGCGAGCCGCCCCGAAGCGAGAAGGAGCGGCGTGACATTCCCCCAGGGGATCGGCATCAGCGCCGTGACGCGGCCCGAGCGGTCGGCGACGATCTCCGCTAGGCCGTTGCCATAGAGGAGGGCGGAGGCGACGAGCCATTCCAGAAATTCGGGCCAGGACTGATATTGGTTGGCCCCGTCGCGAATGAGGCGCGAGACGGCGTGCGCCGGGTCAATTTCCCGGCCGGCGACGTCGAGGCGATAGACCCACGCGGGGAGGCTCGCGATCGCCTGGGCGATAGCGGAAACGCACGCCGTCACCGTCGCGAAATTCTCAGCGAGGCGCGGCGTCAAGGCGAGCGGCGCGCCGCCCTTCAGGGCGGTCCAATCCGCCGCCCCGCCGGCGAGCGCCGCCCAGGACGGGTCAGGCGCGGCGCGTCTTTCGCGCGGAGGGTCGAGGCGATCGGCGATGCGGCGAAGAAGGCCCATGTGTCACACCGTTTGGAGAAACCGGCCAAGGCGATCGCGCCGGGGCGTCTTGGGGACAGCGGAAATCGCGCGCCGCCGCGCCTCGACGCTGGTTTCGGCATAGGCAGGCCACGCCGAAACGACGCTGATTTCGAGGAGGCGGGCCCGCTTGATGATGCGCACGTCTTTCTCGCGCGCCTCCTCCTCGACGATGAAGCCGATCGATGCCCCGCCAAGGTCGCCGCGTTCGGCGAGGGCGATCGCGTCGCGTCCGGCCGTCGTGTCGGGGACGGCGATATCGAAATAGAGCCCGTCCTTTTCGTCGGCGAGCGTCAAGGTTTTCGAGCGGGTGCGTCCGAGAACGCGGGCCGGGTCATGATCGAGCAAGGCGAGAATGTCCTCGCCTTCCCCGATCGATCCGGCGAAGGCGCCCGGCGCGATCCGTTCGCGGAACTTGCCGCCGATATCGGCGACGGCGCTATAGCGGGCGGCGTAGCCGACGAGCCGCCGCCCGCTGCCGCGCGTCTCGGCGCGAATCTCGGCCGCAAAGCGCGTTTCGATTTCGCCGGTCATGGCGCTTACTCGGCCGGGAAGTCGATCGCCGCGGCGAAGCTCTCGGCGTGGCGAAGCTGAATGTCGGCCGTCAACATGCCGCGCACGCTGACGTTTCCTTTTGAATAGGCCGTGCTTTCGTAGGGATTGACGAGGAGATCGAAGGCGCTCCAATAGCCGATGAGAAGGTCCGACCACTGACCGAAAATCACGCTGGTCGCATCGGGCGCCGGCACGGTGTCGATCGGGATCAAGGTCGATCGCGCCACGGGATAGCCGGCGAGATTGTCCGGGCTTTCCATGACCATGACGGAATCGGTGCTCGTTACTTTCGCGGTTTTGCGAAGTTTCGTCGCAGCGAGCGGGCGCATCGCAAAGCCGGTGCCGACGGCGTTAGCCTCCTCGACGATGTTGATGAGGTCTAGAACCGCGCCCCAGCTCGGCGTCGCCATGCTCGTCGTCTTGTCGACCGCGGTCGTGCCGAGAACGCCGGTCGGCTCGTTCGCGCCGCCGCCTTTGAGCGCCGCCGCGTCGAGCGCCTGGGCGAGCACGAAGGCGAAATCATTGCGGATCAGCGCCTCAATGTCGGGCGTCGATTGCATGAGCATGTTGCGCGAAAATTCGGTGATCGCGCCGACATGCTTGGGCGCCAGGCTCACCTTCGTAAATTCGTGATCCGAAGGCGTGATTGCTGCGTTTTCCGCAACCCAGCCGGCGGCGGCGCTGGCTTTCAGTTTTGGAATATCGACGTTGCCCTTGAGGCCGGAGAGCACCGTCGCGCCGAGACGCTGGGTGATCATCTGGGCTCGGAGCATGTCGATAAATTGGTCAGCCCGGAAATCCGTTGCAATGATGTTGGCGCCCGGCCCGCCCGCCGGCGCGGCCGTGGTGATGACGCGCCTTTCGAAAACCGCCATCGGCACGGCGAGTCCCTTGAATGTTCCGGCGTGGCGGCGCTGCAGCTCTGCGGAAACCTCGCGCTCGCGGCCCCAGTCGATCTGCAGGCCGGCCGCGCCGGCGATGGCGCGGGTCAGCGAGAAGGATCGGCACTCGCGGTCGAAATCCGCGTCTCCCTCGCGCCCGACCGGCTCGCCAGCCGCGCGGCGGTCGGCTTCGTCGATGACCGCCTGGCGCTCGATCGCTTTCTCGTTTTTCTCGAAATCGGCGCGCAGCTCGGCAAATTGCCGCTCCTGCGCGTCGGAAAGATCGCCCGCCTCGCCCTCAGGCTTGTCATTGATCGCCTTCATTTGTGCGCGAAGGCGGGCGCGCTTTTCGATCAGTTCACGGAGCTTCATTGGAGTCTGGGTCCTTTTTGCAGGTTAAGAAGGGCGGTCTCGGCAGGGGTGGCCGGCGTCAAGCGAGCGAAGGGCTGGCCGGCGGCGCGGGCGAGAAACGAGGCGGCGACAAGATCGAAATCGGCCGACACAAGCAGGCCGGAGGCCCCGATCTGGCGGAAATGGTCCCGGCCTTCGGCGTAGTCGGCCGCGATCAGGGTGACGCCGTCGCAATGGAAGCCGCACGAGCCGTCCGGAGGGACGGTCTGGCCGAGGGCGCGCAAAACAAGAGCGGCGCTATCGGCAGCCGAGGCGGCTAGCGAATCATCCGACCAGGCGCGTCGGTCGCGGGCGACGCGAAAAAGGACCGCCGGGGTGAACATCGCCGCAACCGGCGCGGCGGCGACGAGGTCGCCCATCACCTTGCCGATCTGGCGGATCAGATAGAAGGTGATGAGATCGCCTACGTGTCCGAACCGGCGCGGGCCGGCGATGCCGCGCCGGCGCCAGTCGCGTTGCGACTCGCGCGTGACGCCGGTCAGCCGCTCGATATCGGCGGGGCCGAAGGCGAGAAGTTCGAGGGCGACGGTCTGCGATTCTAAGTCCATGGCGGAGATTGTCTCACGCCCTGAAGGGCCTTGAATTGCCGGACCAGGCGGCGCGCATCACCGCCGCCGCCGGCAAACCTATCGCGTGCGATAGGTTTCGGCGGCGGGTACCGAGCATGCTCGGTATTTGACAGCGAGCCTCTCAAATTTGACGCGTGCGTCAAATTTACCCGAGCGGGCCAAACCTATCACGCGTGATAGGTTTGGCCCATCGCGAGCAAATTACGCACATGTGCGGAATTTGAGAGTCTCGCGCAAGCTTCTCCCGCCGCACTTTCTAACGCTCTTGAACGAGGTCATATTAGGCCCGAGATGCCTCGGCGGACCGCCGAACGAATCAGAGACGCTTTACTTTGGAAGTGAGGGCAGTATGCACGCGCATGAGTTCAAACTGTTCGACCACGATCACGCCAGAGCTTGGCTGGAGTTCCATTTCCGTCGTCGCACCGCCAAGCACATTATCAAGGGAGACGGCAAATTTGTTCTCGACGAGAACGGTGAGCCCGTAGTTGATGAGAAGGAAGAGCCCAATCAATATAATGTTCTCGTCGTCGAGTATAATCCGCGGGAACTCGAACCGACAAAATCGAAAGAGCCGGGAAAGCAAAGCTTGTTCGCATATTGCCAAGAGCTTCTGATGGAACTCGACGACGAGATCGATGAAATTGTCTTGCGCGCGTCACCCCTCAGCTAAGCGACGCGCTTCCGCTAATTCATCCTCGGCCGCCAACCGCGCCTTGATCTCGCGCGCAAAGCGCCTGATCAAATCGTCGATTCCCTCTGTCGCCGGGTGCGCGTCGCGCACCGCAAGAAGCGTCGCGAGCGCTCGGCGAAGCCGGGGGATGGTTATGGTTTCGCTCGACTTTTTCATGCGATCACCAGGCGCTGCCACGGGCTCAGGAGCCGGAAAATCTCCGCATCAGCCCCGCCATCGATCGGCGGTGCGGCGTAGGTCGTCTCCAACGAGCCCGAGTCGATCTGATCCTCGCGCCGGCTGCGCGCGCCCAAATCCTCGCGCTTATAGTCCGACCAGGCAAGCGCGGCGGCGCGGACCGCCGCCCGGATGATCGCGGCGGGAAGCGCCGGGGCATCGGCGGGCGCGCCGTCGGCGAGCTGCGCCGGCGTCCGCCAGCCGCCGTCATACTCGACGGCGAGCCTCGCCCCGCACGGCCAGACCCCGCCGTTCGGCGGCCGGATCACGCCCGTCGCAGCGCCCACGATCGTATCATCAAGAATATCGAGCCCGTCGAGCGTGACGCTTGTCACCGTCACAGGCGATCGCCCGAGCCGCCAGAGCTGGCGGTCGCGATCGAAAGTAACCGTTTCCCGATAGCTCGCGCGCGCAATGAAGCGCCGGCCTTCCGTGTCCAAAGGGTGATTGAGAATCGATTCGACCACGCCCTCGCCGAGCCGGGCGAGATCGGTTCGCGTTTCAGCGGGCGCGGAGGCGAGCGATTGCATGAGCGCCAGGTCGGCGTCCCGCAGTAGAAAGAGCGTGTACGGAGCATCGATTATCGTGATATCAGCCAGCATGACTTCTCCTTTCAGGTCGGGATTGAAAACACCAGCGGCGCGCGCGCCGTTCCTTCCTCGGCGATCGCGACGCTGTAGGCCATGAGAACGGCGATCGCGCCGTCGATTTTGGACTCCGGGGACTCTTTGCGCGGGAAGACGTTGTCGTTTGCGTCGGCCTTCGCCGTGACGTTCGCCATTTGCCAGGCGAGGGCGGGGTCGCCGTCATGAACGATCTTTCCGTCATCGATCGCGGCGGCGAGCGTCTTCATCCCCTCGCTGAAATTCTGCGTCGTCTGGCGAAATTCGAGCGCCGGCGCGCCTTCGCTCATCAGGGGCGTGATGAGCGCCGTCGCGTTCCACGGGTCGAAAGCGATCTTCGCGACCGTAAAACGGCGCATCAGCGCGCGGATGTCGTCGCCGATCCGGTCATGATCGATCATCGCGCCATCGGTCAGCGTGATGCGGCCGTCCGCCGCCCAGGCGCGATAGCGTGCGCCGTTCGGCCCGCGCAGCGCGTCCTCGGGCGCATAATAGCGCGCGAAGACCGCGTGTTTTCCCTTTTCGAACGGGAACACCAGCCCAAGCGCGGCGAGATCGTTCTTTGAGGCGAGGTCGAGCCCGAGATAGACGCGCTTTCGCACGAAGCCTTCAAGCGGAAGGCCGGCGACGGCGCAGCGCCGCCAGTTTTCCATGTTGAAGAAAGCGGCGCGCGAACCGACCCAGCGGTTTAAATGCTTCACCTGGAAGACGCCTTGCCGGCGCGCATTGGCGAGCGCGTCCGCGCGCTCCTGCGCCAGAAATTCGGCCGACACGCTGACGCCGAAATTCGGGTTGGCCCTGCGCAGCGCCGACTCCGCCGTCCAGTCATCATCATCGTCGAGGCCATAGAGCGCGGCGAATAGCGCGTCATCGCGCTCATTGCCTTCGAGAATGCGGCGCGCGTCAAGCATCGCCTGGTAGCACGGCCCGCCGATATTGTCCCCGGCGGTCGAGATCATGAGCAATAGCGGCTCTTCGCGCGCGCCCATGCCGGTTCGCATCGTCTCGACGAGCTCGTCGCTTTCGTGTTCGTGATATTCGTCGATAATCGCGCAGCTCGGGGAAGCGCCGTCACCGGGCTTGCCGATGAGCGGTTCGAAGCGTGAGCCGTTCTCTATACTGATGATCGTTTTTGCGCCGATTTCAAGACTGAAACGCGCGACCATGCGCGGCGTCTTCAGGGCCATAGCTCGAGCCGGCCGAAAGACTTCGAACGCCTGCTTTTCGGAAGTCGCGCCGGCGAAGACTTCCGCGCCATGCTCGCCGTCGCCGGCCAGCATGTAGAGCCCGATGGCGGCGGCGAGGGCGCTTTTTCCGTTCTTGCGCGGAACCAGAATCAGCGCCCGGCGATAGCGCCGCCTTCCGTTGTCCTTCCGAACCCAGCCGAATAGCGAGGCGACAACCCACACTTGCCAAGGCTGTAACCTCATCAGCTCGCGCCGCGCCGCCCAGCCGCCTTTAACGTGCGGAAGGCTCTCGATGAAGGCGCAGGCGCGCCAGGCGCGGGCGTGATCGAACTTAAAGGCGAAGCTGTCGTCGTCTGTGCGCGCGAGTTCGGCGAGCGTTCCCTCGGCGGCGAGGCGAAGCCACTCACACGCGGGAATCTCGCCGCAAACGACGGCGCGGGCGTAAGCCTCCATCACCCGGCTATAGCTCGCAAGGTCGATGCTCACGCCGCGCCCCCGCCGCGAGAAAGCACATCCCAAATGTCGAGCTGTTCTTCCGGTTCCGTCGGCTTGGCGACTCGCGAGCGATCCGCCGGCGTGCAGCCCATGCGCGTCAACGTCGAAAGCATGAAGGCACGTTCGGCGGCCTTCATCGGCTCGCGCCGGCGAAGCCGCAGAACGAGCGGCACGAGCATCTCGACGCAAAGCCGATCGGACCGCGCGAGCACGCCTTCCGGCGCCGAGTCCGCGATCTCCGCCCAGACCGAGCGCTCTTCATCGTCGAAATAGTCAGGCGCGTCGCCGAGCCCGATTTCGACCCTCGGGTCCTCCCGCCGACGCTGCGGGTTCTTGTCGAAAGCCCCCTTCAGTTCCAGAACGTTGCTCGGAGTTCTTGGCCTGCTCATCGTCCGTACACCCCTAAAACACAAGTTTCGCGGAAGCGGAAGTTTGATCCCCAACGCGGTCCACTCCCCCAACGTCCAGAGATTTTTTCGAGTTGCCGAAGCCGCCGTCGCGTGCGGTAGTTTTTCGCGAGTGGCATGGCTTGCACATCGGGCGCAGGTTCGCCCAGGCGTGCGTCCCGCCGTCCCTCAGCGGCCTCCTGTGATCGGCCTCGGTCGCCGGCGCGCCGCACTCGCAGACCGGATGCGCCTTGAGGAAGGCCGCCCTGATGACGCGCCACTTGCTGTCATAGCCTCGCTTGGCGGCGCTCGGTCGCGCGTCCTCCGCTCGCTCAAAGGCGGGGGCAGCGATGCGTTTCGGTTCGAAGATTGGCGGGCGCTTGGTCATCACGCGGCCCCCCGCGCCAGCCGCGAGGCCCGCGTTTCCAAGAGCGCCGGCGAAGCCCGCGCACTTTGCAGGTCGACCGGCGGCGCGCCGCCGGCCGCGTCCGCATCCAGCGCCCTCGCGATTGCCTCCACGCTGTTCGCGGCGTCAATCGACCCGCGCGCCCTCAGCCTCGCCAGAACGCGCCGCAGGGCGTCGAGGCCGTCCTCAGGTTCCATCTCCCGACTGCGCACCTGCCTCGCCACAGCCTCAGCACGTTCAATTTCCGCCCCGTCATCGCCGCAAGCCGCTACTTTTTCCCCGCCGAGCCCCGCTTCGCGAAATCTATTATCCCTTTCAGAGCCTAAACGAAAAAGGAGTTGAGTGATTTCAGCGACTTATGATTCTGTCGTGTTTGCTTAGGACACGGAGGATCGGATGGTCTGGACTGAAATCACTCGGGCGCAACATGACAGACGTTCACTG